CTGGGTGCTTCTGGGGTAACTCACCCTCTTTTGTCAGAGGCTGTGACGCAGTTTCAGGCGCAGGCTTACAAAGAGATGTTGCCGCCGGGCGGTCCTGTAAAGACGCAGATTATAGGGCAGCAGAGCAAAGAGGTTGAGGATCAGGCCCAGCGTGTCAAGGACTTCATGAACTATCAGATCACTGAGGTGATGGAGGAGTTTGATCAGGACACTGATCAGATGTTGTTCTATTTGCCGATCACTGGTTCTACGTTTAAGAAAGTTTATTTTGATCCGACACGGCAACGCGCTGTGTCCAAGTTTGTTCCGGCTGAAGATTTGATTGTGCCGTATGCTGCATCAGATCTGCGTACAGCGGAGCGTTACACACATGTCGTTCGTATGAGCGAAAATGAAATTCGTAAGTTACAGGTAGGAGGTATATACCGAGATGTTGACTTATCTCCATCAGAAGATGATGAATCTGACACAACAATTAGAAGCAAGACTGACGAAATTCAGGGACTCCGTCCGGGATACAGTGACGAGCTTTATACTATATATGAAGTCCACGTTGATCTTGACCTTGAGGGATTTGAGGATCTGGATGAGATGGGTGAGCCTACGGGTATCCGCTTGCCGTATATCGTCACTATGGACGCTGATTCGGGACAGATTCTCTCGTTAGTACGGAACTATCGTGAGCAGGATCCGCTTCGTCGCAAGCGTGATTTCTTTGTTCACTACAAGTTTTTGCCGGGCTTTGGGTTCTATGGCTTCGGTTTGTTGCACATGATTGGAGGGTTGAGCCGTGCTGCGACATCTATTCTCCGCCAGCTTATCGACGCTGGCACGTTATCGAATCTACCGGGCGGCTTTAAGGCACGGGGCGTTCGTATTAGAAATGACGATGAGCCTGTTAACCCGGGTGAGTTCCGCGATCTTGATGTTCCCGGCGGTGATATTCGCAATGCTCTTATGCCGCTCCCGTACAAGGAGCCTTCTGCAACGCTGGGTCAGCTACTCGGGGTGGTCGTTGATTCGGGCAGACGATTTGCACAGGTTGCGGACACAAAGGTCGCAGATGTCAACTCACAAGCTCCCGTGGGAACTACAGTGGCACTTATCGAGCAGGGATCTAAAGTAATCTCAAGCATTCATAAGCGGCTACATTACGCTCAGAAAGCTGAGTTCCGTATGTTGGCGGAGATTTTTGCTAATAACCCAGTGCCGTATCCATATCAGATCGGGCCGAACATCAACCCGCAGATTATGGCGCAGGACTTTGACGGGCGTGTAGATATTCTCCCAGTCTCTGACCCGTCAATCTTTTCTATGGCGCAGCGCCTGTCACTGGCACAGACACAGTTGCAACTTGCACAGGCCGCGCCGCAGATGCACAACCTGTATGAAGCCTATCGTCGGATGTATGATGCGCTAGATGTTAAGAACATCGATGCAATTCTGCCGGCACCGCAGCCGCCGCAACCAATGGATCCTGCCTCTGAGAACTCGGCAGCGCTGAAGGGTGCTCCATCGCAGGCATTCCCGCAGCAGGATCATCGCGCGCACATTCGTGTACACTCTGCAATGATTCAATCGCCGGCTATACAGGCTAACCCGCAGGCGTTCCTGATCTTGCAAGCACATGTTCAGGAGCATGTTTCTATGTTTGCTCGAGACATTGTACAGGAAGTATTTAAAAATGCAGCGCAGCAAGCTCAAGCTATGGGTGAGCCGATTCCGCAGATTGACCCGAACGTGGTTGAGGCTATGGTTGCACAGCAGGCCGCTGAAACACTTGAGCAGTTGGCCCCGCTTTTGATGCCTCCGCAACAGCCGGACCCACTGGTCGAGATTCGTAAGCAGGAGTTGGAGAACGACACCACCGAGATACAGCGTAAAATGCAGAACGATGTAATGGACTTCCAGATTGATCAGGCCAAGTTGCAGCAGGCCGCGAATTTAGCTATGGAACGCATGCAGGTACAACAAGGTATCGCGGAAGATCGCAACGATGTTAACCTGTATCGGATTAACACACAGGCGGCTTTGGCAAGGAACCGTGGGCAGTGATTATGTGGGATATGCACAACCGCACGACTAAAGAGCAAGCCGAAAAGAATCGGAGTGAAAAATGTTACAAGCGTTAATTGGTCCGGCGACCGAGTTAATTGGTAAGTTTGTTGAAGACAAAGACCAGAAGAACAAGTTGGCGCATGAGATTGCCACTATGGCGGAGCGTCATGCACAGGAGCTTGCCAAGGGTCAGTTGGCTATCAATGCTGAAGAAGCCAAGTCACGGAATATTTTTGTGGCGGGTTGGCGCCCGAGTGTTGGCTGGTGCTGTAGCTTGGCTTTGTTCGCTCACTTTCTGGTCTTCCCTACTATGGATGTAGTGACTGCCTATATGGGTGTTGAGCCAGTAGCTTATCCTCAGTTTGATATGGACAGCTTGATGACTGTCTTACTGGGTATGCTTGGGCTTGGGGGGATGCGTAGCTTCGAGAAGGCCAAGGGTTTAACAAAGTGAGCGTAGAGACTTTTCTCAGGTGGAAGATCCTTCCGCGCTTTATGATGTTGATGAGTACCCTAATGTCGTGGCGCTGTGCTGAGTGGTTTATGGCTTTGCCGGAGCCTAGCTCACAGCAGTCGGCTTTTGTTAGCGTTGTTATGGGCGTCATGACTGGCGTCTTTGGAATTTGGATGGGTCATGAGCACAAAAAAGACTAGCCCTTGCGTAGGTATTTGTGTCTTGGACAAAGAACGTGTAAGATGTATTGGCTGTGGTCGTACCATAGATGAGATAATTAGTTTTGGCAAAGCTAGGGTAGAAGACTGATGTTTGCTCCAATGAAAATGGGATTTCCTACGGGAATGGCTGGGGGTGGTATCACTCAGTTCTTGCAGCCGTTGCAGGAATATTTATCCCAGCAAGTTGTGCAGCAGCAGGTTCAGCCTTTTATAACTGAGGTTTCTGACGAGGCGCAGGAGAGATTTAATCTTGGTGATGGTGGTGGCAGCAATGATATATTCAGCAATGATATATTTAGTGGCGGCCTAGGTACGTTACCGCCGCTGATGTCGGCAGGTCCTGACGCAACTTTAACGAACAACAACATGCTTCCGGCTATTAAAGATGCTCAAGCGTTGTATGGTGGAATGACCGACATGGAGGGCAATCCATCAGGGATAGGCACGACTATTGGCTTCCCATCGGTGAATGAACCTATGCCGGGTATTGCACCCGATCCGAGGCCACTAATGAACGGCTTCCCATCGCCGAATGAATCTATGCAGCCGGCAGTCCCAGATATCGATCAGGGGTTTTTCGACTCACAAGAGTATCTTGATTTTATGAGTAAGCCCCAGATAGGCACAGCGGATGTGTATATGAGTCGCTATTTTGGTCAGATGGGTTCTGGTAGTTTGGGCGGCATGCAAGAAAAAGCATACGAAGATTATCTTAACCGAACAGGTCAGACCGATAAAATTATGACCACCAACCCTTACGGCGACAATCTTGGTTTAGCGGATGAGTTTGGTAACTTGTTCCAGCTTCCTTCCGTTGGGCCAATGTATGGGCCAGAAGGAACTTACTCTTTAACTGGTGGTCCACGACCTGTCTCGCAGGATCCATCTGAACGAGGTCTATATTAATGGCAAGACCGAGATTAAATCAGTTTGCGGAAGACCTTGGTATTAACCGTTCCTCTGCAAAAAAACTTATGAAACAAGCCCGTGGTCGCAAAGACGGCGGGTCAGAGACATTGGAGAAATATATGTCTGGTGATTGGAAAAGCATTGTAAAGCCGCAGACCGAGGAAGAAGATGCGAAAACTAAAGAGCGCATGAGAAAGAAGTTCGACCGTTCTAAAAAGCTTCGTGAACAGCAAGCGAAAGAAATGGAAGAAGGCGTTAAGGCCAAGGACGGCAAGTACATGACTTGTGGTGGAATGCGTAAAGCCGTTGGCGGCGGGAAGTTTACTGGAGTTTACTGATGGCTGATCCGGGTTCAGGTTATGGCGGTCCAGATGCTGCATCTCAAGCAGCGGGAGCAGCGGCTGAAGCAGCCGCTTCTAGCTCTTCTGGTTTTTCCGGCCCGGCTTCTACAGGGATGTCGGACAATTTTGGTATGCATGATGACTCGTTTGGTCAGCAGGAATATGGAGGTCCAAATAATCTAGGTGGATCAAGCCAAGATCATGTGCAGGCTTCTTTTAACGCCAAAAATCAAATAAGTTCTAAAAACCCCTATGGTAAAGACGGGTTCTTTTCTAGGGTTTTGGGGATTGACCCAAATAAAATTGACTATTCCAACAACATGAGTCTCTCTACTAGGTTATCCATCGCTAACAATCAATTTTCAAAATTCGCAAACCCTCAAAACACTCCCGGGCAGCTTGGTTACAACCCGCAATATGCCTCTGCTCCAGCAGGGCAGGTCCGTTCTGGAGTACAAAAAGCAGGGTATCAAACAGCTTATGGCCCCGTAATGGAGCAGGCCCGAGAACAAAGTATCGGTGAGATGCTTGCTCGTGGAGCGATGGGTCTTTTTGGTGGCCTTCCGGGGTTGGCGTTGGGTCAGATAGGTACAACAGAATACGGTCTTCCGGCTCAAGCAGGATATCAGGGGTTACCCGGCTTTGACTCATTCGACCCCAATAACCCTCGCGCGGGTGGCGGTATTTTGGGAGCCGCAATGCTTGGCGGCCTTAACACAAGTCAAGCAGCGGAAAAAGCAGCACAGGCAGTAGATTCTCTTCGCGCTAGGTTTTCCCCAACCCTTGCTCCTACAACTAATGCTGGCATAGGATCTTTGACCCCAGCTAGCTATGAGACAAGAGCCGACATCCGTAATCGTGTGACACCCACTGCTCCAGCGATGGGATCGGTGTTTGAGGTGGATGGGCGATCTTTTATAGCAGGAAAGAATGGGCCTATTGAACTAAAAGGAACGGCTGAACAACAAGTGGTGTCTCCTAGTCCTTTAATGAATAGTTTTGCTCCCGGAACTGAACTCCGTACTCCTACTGAGCAGTACGCAAGAGAAACAGGACAATTAGCTTTACCCTCTACTAGCACACTTCCCGGGCAGGACGGCCGCACGATGAGTCAGGGATTGTTTTTTGATGAAAATGAAATGGCCGCTCGAAAAGCACAAAAACAAAACGTAGGACTTTTTGGTGAGAATCCTAAAGCTGCCGGTTTTCGGACTATCGGGGAAATGATACAGTCGGTTATTAACGAAGAAAATTTACCTGACAATCAGAACATGTACGGCTCGGGGATGCCAGACCTAAATGATATTTTGAATATGTACGGC